TCTGGTGGCGGGGCTTGTAATCATCTTTGAATCACGAGGTATGCCCGAATAATGCTACTGGACAAAATCTTCACCGCTGGGCAGACCACTTCACTGCCGAAAGAAGTCAACCCGTTGTACTGGAACCTTGGTGGGTACGTCAGCAAAACGGCGGCCAACAAGACCGTCACGGAACCCCGCGCCCTGCAGGTCGCCGCTTACTACGCCTGCGTCCGCAACATCTCCGAGGACACCGCCAGCCTGCCGTTGCACGTGTACCGCAAGCGGCCCTCCGGTGGACGTGAACGCGACGACGACCACCGGATCAACGCCTTGCTTCAGCGCAAACCCAACCCACTCATGTCTGCTTGGACGATGCGCCAGGCAATCATGGCCAACGCCGTATCGTGGGGCAACGGGTATGCTGAGATCGTTCGGGACAACCGCAACCGACCCGTAGAACTTTGGTTGATCCATCCGACCCGCGTCACCGTTCACCTGAGTGACGATGGCATGGAGTTGTACTACAAGGTGTACGGTACGCTCAACAACCAAGCGTACACCTCCGAGATCGACGCCAAGGACATGTTGCATCTCAAGGGTCTGACGTTGGACGGGTTTGAAGGCGTCAGCGTGTTGCACGCGAGTGCCGAAGCGTTGGGTATTGCACTGGCAGAGCAAGAGTTTACCGGCGCGTTCCTTGGCAATGGCGCGGCGATGTCTGGCGTACTCAGTCATCCCAAGTCTCTCAAGTCTGACGCGCTCAACCGCTTGCGCGAATCGTGGGCCTCTGCGTTCAAAGGTTCGGCCAACGCCGGTAAGCCTGCGATCCTTGAGGAAGGCATGGAGTGGAAGTCGATGTCGATTCCACAACGTGATGCCCAGTTCCTTGAGCAACGGCAGTTTGGGATCAACGAGATCTGCCGATGGTTCCGTATGCCGCCGCACAAGATTCAACACCTGGAAGACGCCACGTACTCCAACATTGAGTCGCAGGATCGCCAGTACGTCAACGATACCCTGATCCCTTGGTTGACCCGTTGGGAAGAGGAGTTGACCCTCAAGCTGTTCTCGACGCAAGAGGTCAACGGTGGCGTCATCGTCAGCCACCGAGTTGAGGGCCGCCTGCGTGGTGATGCCTCAGCACGTGCGGACTACTACCAAAAGATGTTGTTCACCGGTGCCATGACGGTCAATGAGGCCCGTGAACTGGAGAACCTGAATCCAATCGGACCCAACGGCGACGTCAATTTCATGCAGTCCGCGATGGTCACGTTGGATACCATTGTCAACCCGCCTGAACCGGAGCCACCTGCGCCACCGCCGCCCGTTGAACCGGAGCCACCGGAGGAACCGGAAGAGGACGTGGAGGAACAAGAGGATGACGACAACAGCCCAGAAGCACTTGGCATCATCCTGCGTGCCGCCTGCGAACGGGTTGTACGGAAGACCGTCAAGGCCACAAGCAAGGAACGCGACGAACAATGGTTGACCGAGTTCTACGTTGGTCAGGCCAAGTACTTGGCGGCAGAAGTCAAACCCATCGCCAAGGCGTTCGGCGTCACCTTCGCTGTTGACCCTCAAACACTCACCATCCAACATTTCAACGACGTTGATTCACTCACCGAATTACTACTGAGGTCTGTCAAATGATCCCACATACCCCCAAATGTTTCGCGGCTCACATGGGAGTGTGGGCGATCCATCCACAGTTCGCACGGTTGCACCTTGACCACATCAAGTCTGGCATGGTTACTGCTGGTGAACCTGAATACATCAAGAGCGACTTGGTTGACGGCATCCAAGTCATCCAACTCAACGGTCCCTTGATGAAGGCCGCGAGTAAGTTTGGCGGCACGTCGTACATCGAGGCCCGCCAAGAGATCGCCAAGGCCAACCGCAATCCCGACGTCAACGGTATTGCGTTGTACGTTGACAGTCCTGGTGGTAACGCCAACGGTGTCTTGGAGTTGTACCGTGACGTCCGCGACTCCGAGAAAGAGATCCGTGCATACGCTGACTACGCCGCATCCGCTGGATTCTGGAGTATTGCCGGTGCATCGAGCATCACCGTTGGCGACATGAATCTTGTCGGTTCCATCGGTGCCTACATGGTCCTAGAGGACGTCAGTGGCGCGATGGATGAAGCAGGCGTCAAGGCGTACCTGATTTCCTCCGGTGGCGTCAAGGGTCACGGGGCTGACGGCAAGGTAACGCCTGAGTTGCTGGCAGAAGCCCAAAAGATCGTGGACTTCTCGGATTCCTTCTTTGCCGCCGCAGTGCGCGAAGGACGCGGGTTGTCCGAGGAAGAAGAACAAGAACTTCACACCGGCCAAATGTTTACGCCGGAGGAGGCTCTTGCCGCTGGGTTGATTGATGGTATCGACTCGTTTGACTCGTGGCTCACCACGTTTGCCAACGACGTCCGTCCCAAGTCTCGCGACCGGCAGAACGCCGTCGACAGTCGGATGAGCCGGTATCGGGGTTAGGCACCCTCCCCACAGTAGTTCGCAAAGTCGAACAGGACGTGCGCCTCCAACTCACTGAGTGAACCCACGTCGCGCAATGCGGCACCGGCGTTGGACAGGCTTGTACAAAGTGCCAGCCTGTCCTCAATCGGCAGGTTGTTCACGTGGTCGATCAGGCGCAACAGTTCGCGCAACACGTTGACTTGTTCCATTACTTGTCCCCCTTCACCGTCAGCTTGGTACCTTTGAACACTTCCAAAACCTGCTTGGAAAGGTGCTGACTGACCTTTTCCCAGACGTCACTGTCATACAGGACGTCGTTGATGTCGAAGACCTTGGAAACATCCACGGGCTTGAACGTAACCTTTGCCTCACCCACGGCGTTCAACACCTTCCCCAACACCGCTTGGCGCACTTGTTGTTTTTGCTTGTCCGTCAAGACGCTCATCATCACTTGGTAGTCCATACCGTTCTCCTCTCTTTTTACTCGCGGCGAACCGTTCGCCTGTGATACCAAGAAACTAACCGCTTCCAACCGGCTTTCAACCCTTGTCACCGAAATTTCCGACAATTTGACTAAACCCCATAAAGACTTTATAGTATCCTATCACGCAGAGTTCGTGTCCGTCCCCCTCTTTATACCCACTCTTTACGAGACACCTCAATGAATCTCAAAGAAAAACTCAATGCGTATCTGACGCAAGCTGAGTCGATTCGGGAGATCGCCAAGGACGAAGGCCGCGCAATGTCGGCTGACGAACTTGCCAAGGTTGAAGGTTTGCTTGACAAGGCTGACGACGTGCAGGCTCAGATTGACCTGAACGAACGCCTTGACAACGCCACCAAGGCCGTTGCCCCGAAGTCTGCCTCCAGCACCAAGACCCGTGAACCCGCTACCACGAAGCCTGCTTGGGAGAACGACCCGAAACGGGGTTTTGCCAGTTCGCGTGACTTCCTGATTGCCGTTCGCGATGCTGAACTGAAGCCTCACGCCATCGAAGACAACCTGCGTTCCGTCATGGCTGTCAGCGGTGACGGTCATCACACGTACAGCGATCCCAACGGTGGATTCCTGGTGCCGACCGGCTTCCTGCCCGACGTGCTTCAGATCCAACCGGAAGCTGACCCGATGGCCGGTCGCACGACCATGATCCCGATGGCCACTCCGACCGTCAAGATCCCGTATCGCGTTGACAAGAACCACACCTCCAGCGTCTCTGGTGGTCTGCGGGTTTATCGTCGTCGCGAAGAAGCCACCATCACCAAGTCGCAGATGACGCTTGGCCAACTGACGCTTGACGCCAACAAACTCACCGGTCTGGCTTACGCCACCGAGGAAATGTTGGCTGACTCTGCTGTCAGTATCACCGGCCTCATCTCCGTTGGCTTCAACCAAGAGTTCACCTCGACGTTGATCAACGAACGCCTCAATGGTACCGGCGTTGGTGAGTTTCTTGGCGTGTTCAACAGCCCCGCCTTGGTTTCGGTTGCAAAGGAAGGTTCGCAGACCGCAGACACCATCAACTTCGAGAACGTCATCAAGATGCGTTCGCGAGTTTGGGGTTACGGTCAGGCCGTCTGGATGGCCAACCACGACACCATCCCGCAGTTGTGTTCCATTGAAGATACGGAAGGTCGCCACATCTTCCTGCCGAGTCTCCGTGACGACGTGCCTGACACGTTGCTCGGTCGCCCGATCATCTTCACCGAGTACGTCCCGACCCTTGGCGATGCCAACGACATCTGTTGCGTGAACTGGTCGCAGTACCTTGAAGGTATGTACCAGCCGGTTCGCGGTGCTGAGTCTGTCCACGTGCGGTTTACCACCGACGAACGGGCATTCAAGTTCAGCCTTCGCAACGATGGCAAGCCTTGGTGGGACGCGGCCCTTACTCCCAAAAACTCAAGTGCTACCCTGAGTCCGTATGTCGGCCTCGCGGAACGCGCCTAATCAGGAGGACATGAATCATGGCCGCTAACAAGTTCCTCGCCAACAACAACGTCACCCAATACGACCACGACCCCGACGATGCCGACTTGAACGTCGTCGCCTGGGTACCGATGCGGGACTACGAAACATTCGTAGCTGGCATCTTCCGTTCGGTCGGTACTGGTGCCAACGACAACATCAAGATCCAAGCCGCTACGAGTGCCGCTGGGGCTAACGCCACCGACGTACTTGCTTACTCCGGTGACGATCCTGACGCCGTTGGTGACGTCATCTGGCTCGAAACTGACGCCGCAGAAATCCAAGGGGCATCGGACTCCCTGAGTTTCACGCACGTTGGTTTGGCAGTCGAGTTCGCAACCGGCACGGATGAAGCCGTTGTCACGTACATTCGCAGTCGTGCGAATTTCGCTGGCGATGGTGAGACGTCCGACTCGGTAGCGTAAGCTACGGTTCCCCCGTACCACCAGCTTGGTACGGGGGAACTACCTTTCTATGGGGGCTACATGGCAGTACCCGTTCTACAGGAAGTCTCGGTTGACGGTTCAGAACCGGTCACCACGGCGCAAGCCAAGACGCACGCCCGTATTGACATCTCCGACGAGGACACCTACGTCGATCTGTTGGTAACTGCGGCACGAGTACACTGTGAGAACTTCTGCCGACGTGAGTTCATTGGCCGGACCTACAAGTGGTTCTACACAGATTGGCCAAACGACAACGCGTTCAATCTCCCGCGCTACCCTGTCAACGCCGTTTCAAGCATCCAGTACTACGACGTTGACGGCGCACAACAGACCTTGGCATCGTCCGTGTACGACGTGGGTCTGTACAGTATCCCCAATCAGATCTGGTTGAAGCCGGATCAGGATTGGCCCTCGTTGGACGATGACGTCCGGTACCCCGTTGAAGTCACGTTCACCACCAGTCCAACGGTACCTGAGACGGTCAAACATGCAATCAAGATGTTGGTCGCCCACTGGTACGAAAACCGTGAGTCGGTCGTTGTCGGCTCTCAGGTCAACGTTCTACCCCAAGCCGTTGAGAATCTTCTGTGGGGCGAACGTATTTGGGAGGTAGAGTATGAGCCGGTTGGCGAGTGGTAAACTCCGCGAACGCCTGAACGTTCAGAGCTACAGCGAGTCGCAGAGTGCTACTGGCGTTGTCTCGCGTTTGTGGTCTACCGACGACACTCGGTGGGCCGGTATTCGCCAGTTGTCCTCAACGGAAGCAATGGCGCACCAACAACGCCAAGGTGAGTCCGTGTATGAAGTCACTCTGCGTCCGTACCCAGGTTTGACGATTGACCAACGGTTCACCGATACATCCGGCACGGTCTACAACATTCGCTCAATCGACAACGTGGATCTGCGTAACCACAAGTACGTGGTGATCTGCGTGAAGGAGAGTTGATGAGGATATCCGCACAAGTGGCGAACGGTGACATGAAGCGGGTCCAAAAGGCACTTGGTCAACTCCCTGACAAGTTGCAGAAGAAGGTGTTGACCCAGGCCCTCCACAGGACTCAGGATGAAGTTGTCAAGCCGATGGTCGCGTCCAACATCAACGCCCGTGCCTTTGAGCCGCCAGCGTGGAACGCAGAACTTGGCGTACCTCCGGCGATGAAGTCCCACAGCTTCCCACCTGGCGCACTCAAGCGTGCCATGATGAGCAAGGGTCCGAAGGGTGCCAAACGCGTCCGTGCAATCAAACGGAGTCGAGTGCAGGTTGGCCGCGTCATCGTCACGCCAACCCGCGACGAACTTGGTATACCGGACGCTGGGGTTTACTCGTACTACTACCCTGCCGCACTTGAGTTTATGAAGTCACCGATTGGCAACGCGCAACGCCCGTTCCTCCGTGGTACGTACTCACAGAACAAGTCAATGATTGCACGTGAGTTTGCCAACATCGCCCGTAGCCGAATCCGTAAAGTGTGGCCAAAGAAATGAGTGCCGATGCCGCTATCTTTGCACGTATAAACGCTTTGGCTGAAGTGACCGGTGGCGTTTACCCTGGTTATGCGCCGCAGTCCGCTTCATTGCCGTACGTCACGTACCAGAAGTTTGGCGACAGACCACATAGACAGATGAGTGGATCTTCTGCACTTGCGGAGGCCATGTACCAGATTGAAGTACATGCTGACAACTTGGACTCGGCCAACACGGTCAAAGAGGCAATACGGGAGGACTTGGACGGTCTGCAAGGCGTCACTGTTGCCGGTATACCCGTGAGGCGCATCAGCTTGACAAACGAGCGAAACGTGACTACATTATTTGATGGAAGTCAAGACGAAACCGTTGAGATCCAAATGGATTTCACGGTGTACTATTTCAGATCGGAAACCCCATAGGAAACCCGCAACATGGCTTGTGACGTAGCAACCGGCATTACTATTGGATTCGCAACCTCGACGTTCACCGCCGACGTTGTGGATTTCAGTCCCATTTTTGAACAGACGGTCGCAGATATCGACTGTACGCACCAAGGTTCGTCCGCACGCGAGTACGAACCGAGTGACCTGATCGACTACGGTGAGTGTACCATGACGATCAACTTCACGGTTGGCTCGGTCGTACCGGTTGGTGCCGCACCAGAAGAGATCACGATTACGTTCCCCCTCATCGACTCGGCTACCAACAGCACCAAAGGTACTTTTGTCTGTGACGGGTACATCAAGTCTTTCTCCGCTACCGGCCAGCTTGAGTCAAAGCAGGAAGGCGAAGTCACGATCAAGTGGACCGGTGCCGGTACCCTGACTGACGAATCCGCGTAACAATTCCCCCACTGCCGTTCAGGCACCCTTGCCTCCCATCTCGTCTCTCCTCCGAGATGGGAGGCTCTTTAGTAAATGAGGAGTGAGGAGCAAAAATGCAGTACTTGAATCTTGAAGCAATCCGAGACGTTGACGACGTAAAAACGACTGACGTGGACCTCACCGACGATTGGGGTGGTTTCGTCAAAGTTCGCGGCATGTCCGGTCGACTCCGCAACAACCTGGAAAACAAGATCGCCAGCAACGCACCGCATTCCGAGATCAAGATGATGGTGGTGCTTGAGTGTACGCTGGCAGAAGACGGGTCACCACTGTTCAACAAGAACACGGACAAGAAGTGGCTTGTTGAGAAGTCTGCCCGTCCCATTGAGGCCATCTTTGAAGCCGCCTGTAAACTCAGTGGCTTCGGTGAGAAGGCCGTAGAGGAAGCGGAGGGAAACTTGTAGAACGCCCTGAACTTCGGTTCTGGTTCAGATTAGCGTTGGCACTTGGCATACCAGTAGGTGAATTGCAAAACCGCATGGACAGTGAGGAGTTCACTTACTGGATTGCACTCAGCCGGTTGGAACCCATTGGACTCGCAAGACACGATGCTCAAGCCGCAACAATCTGTCACACCATAGCTCAGGCAAACGCACCCAAGGGTAAGAAGTACAAATTTGAAGACTTCCTGTTGAACTTCGACAAACCGCGAAGGGTGCGCGATCCCAAAGCCATCTTCAACCAATTCAAAATGATAGCCGCACAAGGTAAAAATGGCAATACTTGAAACAATGTCCATCCTTCTGAAGGCCCGAACGGACACGTTCATTTCGGGCATGAAGAAGTCGATGAAGTCAATCCGCATGTTCCTAGGCGGCGTCAAGAAGTTGGCGTTTGCCTTGGGCGGGTTGGCGACGTTGTTGACGGGTATCAGTACCTTCGGGTTCTCCCAAGTGTTCAAGGACGCACTCAAGAGGGCTGACCAGATAGGTAAGCTGTCCGACGAACTGGGTGCAACCGTGAACGCCTTGTTTGGCTTGGAGTTCGCCGCGACAATCGCCGGTTCATCAATGGAGGTCATGGTCCGTGGTCTGCAACGGATGAACCGGCGTATTGGTGAAGCCTCGCTCGGGTACGGTGAAGGTGCCAAGGCGTTGGAACAGTTGAACATTGAGATTGACGACATGATTGGCAAGTCTGCGGACGAACAGTTCTTGCGGATTGCCGACTCGGTGAATCAGTTGAACACGCAGGCTGAGAAGTCTGCCGCCGTCTACGCGTTGTTTGGTCGCCAAGGCCAATTCCTGTTGAACACCTTTCAACTACAGCGCGAAGGCATCACGGCGTTGATCCGTGAGTCGGAGAAACTGCTTGGCACCTTCAGCCGCGACGAGTTCCGTATCTTTGAAGAACTCAACGACTCCGTGGTACGCCTTGAGTTCGCCATCCGTGGCTTTGCACTCCGCATTGGCCGCGAGTTGGCCGGTAAGATGGCCGCTGGACTATTGACCATCGTGGACGTCCTGGTGCGCCTGCGGGAGAACGAGTTGCCGCGAGTTACCACGGCCTTCAAGAACTGGTTGGACAAGTCGTTGATATGGGTCCGAGACAATGCCACTACGATTGCCAGTTTGACGCTTACCCTCTATAGACTGTCGCTCAGCGTTGGTCGAACGCTTGTCGATGCCACAAAACTCGCGTCTGATGGTTTTGACGAGTTGGTTGGGAATATCAACAGGGTAGCACGTGGTCTTGCTGGCTTCGAGGATGACGGTCGCAAAGGTTGGAAGATCTTTGCAGACGGTTTCATTGTAATTGGCGCACTCTTTCAAGC